ATCTAACACGGAATCTACTGACTCGGTACGGCTTTCTAGGGCAGCAAAATACTGTACGCTAGAATCGGCTATGTTTGTGTTTTCTGTTTGCGATGCAGCAAATTGGGCGGCTATTGATTCAGATTCTGCAGATGTTAGGGGTTCTGAAATAGATTGAAGTAAAGCAGCTAAAACAGAATTTGAATCAGCTAAATTAAAGTTTTCAACAAGCGATAAAAGAAAAATACTACCGGCTTCGGAATTAGCGTCCGTCATAGTGACGGGTTCAGAAATGCTTTGTAAAAACGCAGCGGTAATAGCTTCAGAATCTGCTAAGCTAGAATTTTCATTAATTGAAAAAGCATAAGCGGTTGTGCCCAATCCAGCAAAAGGTGTTTGAGCAAAGGCCGATATGCCAAACATTACTTAGCCTTTAATGCAGCTAATTCAGCCCGTAGTGCCTTAACCTCTTTAGCCAATTCAATGGCAGCTACCAATGCAGCACCGCCATTTAAGTTTTGATAAATAATTACTTGTGCCATTTTTATTCCTAATTAATATTTATTATGACCCCATTATTGAAATTGTTACATATGCTGGGTTTTGTTGAGTTGAGCTACCACCTTCACGAACTACAAAACGAAAATATGATGTGCTAAAACAAGTATTGTATTCCATTGTGCAAATAGTTAAACCATATCTTCCGCCATCATACAAAGATGCTGTACCTGATGCCGAATAGTTTGCATTTGATAATCCGCTGGAAAAATTCAAAGTGTAATCACCAGTTCCATTTTGTGTAACAGAACTTACATTATAAGAACCACGAATTGATGAATTAGTACCATTAAAATTTACCCATGCTTTTGCTACTTGGGAATTTAATGTTCCTGTTGCGTTACTTGCATAAGTGGCAGTGCCGCTAATGTTCATTGACTGACCACTAATAAATGAAGCTACTGCACCCGCAGAAGCAGAACGATAAAAGTTATCGCCTTGTTTTGCCATTACAGCAGTCACACCAGAAGAAATGCCGTTATCAGTAGAGTTAAAGTAATTATTAAATATATATCCGTTGGCATCTGCAACAACAATACGGTTGCCAACACCAGCACCAACATTAGGAGTATATCCACCAGCAGTAGCAGCATTACCAGTAACGTTAATGCCCCAAGTACCCGATGCTCCTGAACCCGTTAAAGATGGAGAATAGGATGTGTAATTGTTACTATCTAATAATGTATTCCATGCTGAAAAAGTTGGTGTTGGAGTGTATATACCCCTTGTATACGCATGACCTGTAGAATAATCAATAACAAATTGTGCCGCAGTATCTGACCTTTCCTGCATAACCAGCATCGTTCCGTAAGAACCACCGGGTTGATTAGTAGCAATATCATACCCAACTACTTGACTTCCTGTGTAGTAAGTAGATGAATTTAAATTTGCATTTCCAGCATTACCAGAGCGTTTTACAGCATAAGTTCCAATATTGGTTGTGTATATACCATTTGTTACCGTTCCAGCATTACCACCAATAGAAAGGCCTGAAGCAGTACCTGTTAATCCAGTGCCGGGACCAATATGGTTAGAAGCAGTTAACGCTCCTGTGGAGGCATTAAAAGAAATTGCGTTAGTACTTGAAATATAGGCAGTAGATAACGAACCAGAAGTATTCGGCGTTCCGGTAATGTAGTAAGTTGTGTTGCTTGTTGTTGGGCTGATTGTTGCACCGCCGCCAGTAGCTGCTGCAGATACCCAAGTAGTTCCGTTAGAAGTTAAAACGTTACCAGAAGTTCCCGGAGCTACAACCTGTAGTGCAGAAGTTCCATTACCAAGCAATACGTTGTTAGCAGTTAAACTTGTTGAACCCGTACCGCCATAAGCAACACCTATTGTAGAAGCCTGCCAAGTACCTGTCCCAACAGTACCAAGAGTAGTTAAGCTTGTTGAGCCAGCAAGGGGAGAAGCGCCAATACTGTTATAAGAAATAGTTTGCGCAGCAGAGCCGTTATATGTTGTTCCAGAAGCAGAACCAGTACCGCTATTATTGATTGTCAGTGAATTAGCTACAGAACCCGCTTGACCAGAAATTGCTGTTGAACCCAATGCTGTAGAAATCTGAGCGCCAGTAGCTGCAGTATGCGCAGACGTACCGTTCATATAGGAAATGCCAGTCAATGTACCAGCAACGCCTGTACCGCCGTAAGTAGCAGAAATAACGCTTGCGTTCCATGTGCCAGCAGTAACAGTACCTAAAGTAGTTAAGCTTGTAGAACCCGCTAATGGACTTGCGCCAACGGTGTTATATGAAATAGTCTGAGCTGCAGAACCGTTATAAGTAGTACCAGAAACTGCTCCAGTACCACCGTTATTAAATGTTACAGCGTTAGCTACAGAACCAGCAGAGCCAGTTGTGTTTTGATTAAATGTAGGCCAAGTAAATGTACCAGTACTAAAGTTTCCTGATGAAGGTGTACCTAAGGCCGGAGTTACTAATGTTGGGCTAGTTGCTAAAACAATACCGCCAGAGCCAGTAACAGCTGAACCTAAAGCAGTTTGAACACCGGTACCAAAAGAAGTAATACCTGTACCGCCATTACCAATACCCAAAGTGCCTGCAAGAGTAACTGCGCCCGTAGTAGCTGTAGAAGGAGTTAAACCTGTTGTACCGGCACTAAATGTGCTTACAAAATTGCCAGACAATGCTGAAGTTGGAATTGTAGTAGAAGCAGTCATTGTTGACGTGCCATTACCGTATACATATCCAGTTAGAGTTGTTGCTCCAGTACCACCAGCAGCAACAGGCAGAGTCCCCGCAGTTAAAGCAGAAGATGATGTAGAGTAAAGGGCATTATTAGCCGCAGTAAATGTAGTTAAACCTGTACCACCATAACCAGAAGAAATTGCTGTGCCGTTCCAAGTTCCATTTGTAAGTGTTGCTCCGCCAAAGTTGGCTGTTGAAGCACTAAAGTCATAAGAAGCCGGAATATAACTGTATGCAACCCAAGTACCTGCGGAAGTTCCATTAGCGGTTAAAACTAAAACGGATGTACCGCCGTTAACAACCGTATCAATTGTAGTGCCGGCATTATCTTTAATAGTAACTAAACCAGTACTATTATTTGCGACTGTGTATGCTAAACCTTTATAAAGCGTTGTTGCGACAGGGAGCTGAATTGTTTGGGTAGTTGTACCAACTACTTGCTGCCATCCTGAAGATGAATTTGTTAATATTGTAGTTCCAGCAGCAGCCGTAATTGTAGTAAAGCCTAAATATACGTTGTTTGCGTATAAAGTACCAAGACCGGGGTCTGGGTTGCCGCCTAATGATACACCGCCGCTAGCATACAACGTCATTGAATCTGTTGTAGCTACAGACGCATTTTGTATAAAGTGGATATTTTTATTGTCCCAAGTAGCAATACCTAAATCAGCTTTGTTAGCTAGGATGTAGTTAACGTTTGGTTGATTAATAGAGCTATTAGGATAACCAGCAGCAGAATAACTATAGGTTGAACTGTTTGTGCCGAGTTCAATAAAATAACCATTATTGTAGTTATCGGCACCTATTTGAACAGAGCTATAGGCAGTATTGCTTGAGCTTGTGTTTTGTATCATCACCCCATTAACAATTGGCTCAGACGAAGCAAAAGTTGCGAGTTGTCCTAGCTGGGCAAAATTATATGTGCCATCCCCTACGTTTAATGTACCAACTGTTGTAGAAGTATTTGGTACGTTGGTAAGTATGTTTACAGTACCGCTTGAGTCTTTATTTATAGACTTTTCTGCTGGATATGTAACAAATACGTTTGATGCCCCAGATAAAGTAATTGGCGAGGTATTGCCGTTAGAGTTAGAAAGAACAGTTGTTCTAGCTAAAGTTGGTCCAGTTGTTGAATACGTGCCAATACCTACTTCCCACTGCGCATTATTAACAATACAGTAGAAAGTAGTGTTGCCATTACCGACAACCGCAAACGACTGATAACCAGCTACCGCCCCACCAAGGGTTATTGAGCCTGTACCAGTAGTAGCCGTTGTCTCTTGGACCCGGTCATATACTACTAGAGCCATTTAGGACTCCTTAGCTTGTTGCAGTTGTTGAGTATGTAACGCTTACTGTGTCGCCAGCAGTAGTAGTTTTTGCAGTACCAAAAGCGCCAGCACTATATAACACACCACCAGTATTGCTTTGTGTTGAAGATGCACCTGAACCTGTAACCAAGAAACAACCTGTTACGTTACCGCCAGCACCAGTAATAGTGTAGGTAATAGCAGAAGCAGTTGAAGTTGTTACGTTAGCTGGGGTATTACCAGAAGATGTTGAAGCACCGAACACTGCAGTGCCACGAACTGCAGAACCGCCAACTGTGTAGTTAACAAACTCAGTCCAACCAGAATGAGAAGTCATGGTATCTGAACCTGTACCAAATGTTGGGCTAGTTGTACCAATCAAACCAAGGAATGGGCCGTTAGTTGTATATGTACCAGAAGTACGCAACAAAGTATCTAGCATCAATTGCTTACCAACAGCATTAACTAAGTTAGGGAACTCTTCAGTCCATTTTAAATTGCCTTGTGCATCACGGCACTCAACATGGTATGCGCCTTCAATACCTACGGTTTCGTTTTGCGCGGCACCAGCTTGCAGACTAATTTCTGCTTGGTCGCCACAGCTTGCTAATTCTTTTTGCATAAAAGCTCCTATGAAATTCTAATAATGGCGTTTGTCGCCGTGGGGGTTGGGAATGTTACGGTAAAAGTACCTGCCGATGTGTTCGTTTTATCCGAACCAAAATCCAAAACCGCTACCGCTGCACCAGTTGTACCATTATATATTAAGGCACATCTAGCGGTAAAGCTAGCTCCTGCCCAAACTACTGGGGCAAAAGATATGTAGGCGGTGTTTGAATTTGTGTCACCCACAGGCACTTGGGTAATTGTTAGGGGTTTGCCGCCTGCGGTGTATCCTGAACCAGATATTTCATTGGTTGTTGTGTAGGCTGTTGTGGCGTCATTAAGTATTGCGTTGCCTGTATAAAGGGCTAATTTGTACGTGTAAGATGTCCCGGCGGCAAAGTTCTCTAGCCCTGATAAAAGATTTACCTTAAAAACCGTAGTCTGCCCCTGAACAATATTAGACATTAGGAGCCTCTACCGCCAACATTCATTTTGAGCTGGCCATCGCGATAGAAATCACCACGCTCAAGGCCATCAGAAAGACGTTTAAGCTGCATCATGGACTCTTGGTACTTATCTTCATAGTACTTAACCATATCGGCTTCGCCTTTCATGAAAATCATAGCTTCCCGCATTGCACCATAAAGTATTACGGGGTCATAGTTATCACCTAACCAGCTACGTCCTGTGGCATTAGATACGGCACTTACTGTGACAGAAAAGCCACTGCCAGTACTGCCAAGGGAAGAGCAAGAAAGAATATCGCCCACGACATAAAAGTTACCGCCAAAAGTAATGCTACAGGATGTGACGGCGCCGCCGGTAATAACGATATCAGCAGTTGCATTAGCACCTGAACCTCCAGTCAAAGATACGTTTTGGTATACGCCATTGGTATACAGCGATCCACCTGTCAAAGAACCCACAGTAGTAATCTGCCCTTGAACGATTGTTGGCGGATAATAAAAATAATGCATTTCCATTGTGTAGTTTTGATCTGGGGTGGGGCCTAAAATATAGGTTAAGTCTTCCAAATTAGATAGCTGACTACCAAATAAAGCGTAATACTTAGGCAACCCGGTAGCTGTTGGGTTTGGGAACGCTTCACGCATGAAGTTAACGTCTTTGTTTAAAAGATACGTGTAGTTACCGCTACCATCAATAACCGCCAGAGAATAGTTAGCTAGCCAATCAACTGGAAGAGCTAAATATGGGTTGCTTGCTGTAACCGTGCCGGTAACGTTCTTGCGCAATGACGGCAAGTTCACGCTGTTGTATATACGGTCTTCAGCCTGCTGAATAAACACAGGAATACTAGCTACGAATAGCTGTTCTG